TGGAACCTCCACCACCACCTGTTTTGTCAGAAATTTCAACGTCAACTGCAACTGCAGTTTGTCCGTCAGTTCTTTCTACAAACTTTGCGAATTCTCGATCTTGTCGAGATCTAGATAAAGCCATAAATTGTTGTTAAATTTATATTGTGTAATACGTGACGAGCATTCCACCACGCCACGACAAGTTATAGGCTTTACCTCCAAGTAACCGATATGTTAATGAGACTAAATAGTTTCCTCTTCTTTGATCTCTTCTTTCTTAACTGCTTTCTTCTTAGGTTTTGCAGCAACTTTCTCTTTTACTTCTTCAACTGCTTCGATAACTTTCTCAAGTTCTTGATTGTCTCTTTTTTTCTGTATCTTAACATATTTCTGGTGTACTGCGTAGCTCTTACTTGTTTTATTCCATTCTTCTAAAGCTTTTTCAGGATCTTCACACACTCTATATCCTTTATTAAGAAGATCATCTCCAATTGGACGTCTTTCTAATCTCCAAGCTTGTACATCAACTGGTCGTCCTTTTGGATTAATAACCCAAACAACTCCATCATCTTTACCTTCATTCTTTTGAACTTCGTATTTCATAATTGATTATGTTAATTATTAAACATGTATAGCCTTACGGGCTTTCATAAATTCAAGATGCTTATTGAAGTGTCTATAACTAACATCCTTACCAATTGTGAATGTTATTTGTTCCTCTGATTGGAACTTCCACCCCCTCCTACATCTATCACATAGCATATTATATTTCGCTACACTATTCAAGCAATTGTTGTCTGAACACTTTTTCCCAGAATGAAATTTGCGTAGTTTTTGCTGTTTAAACATGAAGGCTAATTGGTTATGTACAAGAGGCGAACAAGTCGCCCCCTGCGGCATAATCAACTAGAGATTAATCTAGAGATTGTACGTCAACACCGAATGTGTCTCTGTATTCAAGTACACCATAAAGAGTATCAACAGTAACGAGGTTACCAAGATATTCTTGTTTATACTGAGATTGAACACGTGGATTAACTTGCATTGCAAGAGCGAACGCTTCTTTTTGGAAGAGAACGTTATGAGCAACAGTAGTAACAGTTGGAGTGTTAGTAGTCATGAAAACTTTAACACCGTAGATGTCACCAATTTCTCCGTTTCTAAGACCCATTGAGCTACCAGATTCATTCACAAGAGCGAATTTATCAAGAGCAAGAATGTCTGCTTTTGCAGCTGGTCGGATTACGAAAGAACGATCATTCATTGGAGCGTTAGCTTCGTCAAGAAGTTCAATACCACCAAGGATGTCAGCGTCAGCAAGAGCTGAAGCACCTGATCCAGTAGTTTGAGAAAGTCCAGCGTAAAGGCCAGCAACACTATCGTCAATAGCTTCAGCAATTGCATAACCAGATTTCTGAGTATACATAGATTGAAGGTCATATTGAGATTGTGCAGAAACAATATCTTCAACGATGAAAGAAGTTTCTTTATGTTGATTGATAGAGATGTTAGTAACTCCTTCAGTTGGAGCTTGTAGAGTTACAGAAGTTTGTGCTGTTTTATTATTAGCCACAAGATTTGAAAGATCAGGAATGTGAATAGTGTCACCGAATTGAGCAACATCCATGTCGAAACGCTTAACTAGGTTAGCGAAAACAAGACTTTGTTCAACGGCCATTTTTACTTCCTTACTCCAAACCTCAGGTATAAAATTTGCAGCGGTTGTCGTGGTTTGATGTCCAGAACCTAAAGGCATAATTAGATATTAAGGGTGGATAAAAAGTTTGCGAGTATTACTTCACCTCAGAAGATTAAACTCCGAATTCCATATAAAGGTAAGCTCTTACAGTACCTGTTACAGTACCATCAACAGCTTGAGTTTTAGTAAGTACTTCGATGTTGTCTCCTCTTGAGAAAGCGTAAACACCTTCACCATTAGCAGCAGTCGTATCAGAAGCGTCTACTACAAAAGGATCAGTTTCACCAACAGCGTCAGCAGGAACTGCAGTCAGAGTAGCGATTTCAGTACCAGCTACTTCGATTGAAGCAACACCAACAGTTGTCGTCATAGATCCTACTACTTCTTCGATTCGACCAAATGATCTACCTACGTAAAGCTTCCCAGCAAAAGGAGCTTCCATAGTAAATGCAGTTGTATCAGAAGAAGCATTGTAATCTACAACAGCCTCAGCACGTATATAATTAGGCATAATTATTGCGTTAGATTGATTAATAAAAATTATTTCTTACTACTGAGATATTCAACGATTTCAGGTTTATACTTCTTCCAATCTGCAGCAGAAACGTTATCAATTGCTTCTTGAGTCCATTTCTTTTTACCACCAGATTTAACACTAGCGTTATTAGATTTTGGAGCAGAAGCAGCTTGACGAGCTGAAGGTTGAACAGGAGTATCCCCGAATTCTGACTTGTATATTTCAGCATAAGGAGTTGTCTTATATTTAGGGATGTATTGAGCTAATTCCATTAATTTTTCTTTCTTTTCGATTATATGAGGATTCTTCTTAGCCTCTTTATCGAAATTTGAAGATTCATCTTGGAATAGAATGTCTTTTACAATTCGTCCCATAATATCTTTCGGTAGAGTTTGTTTTATCTCATCTGATATCTGATTAATATCTTCATCATTTGTTATAAAAGTTCTCTCTACCTTTTGCTGGTTAGTTTCATGGAATTTCTTTTCAAGCTCTTTATAGGCTTTTTCAAGATCTTCCGTAGTTGAAAACTTTCCAGCGAGTTGAGGAGTTGTCGATTCTGTCGATTCTTCTGACTGCGCGTTGTCAGTTTCATCAGCAGTGGGCACGTCTTCAGTTACTTCTTCAGGTTGTTCTGTTTCCAGAGCCTGATCGTCCTCAGTAACTTCAGCAGTGTTATCCAAAGTTTGATCCGTCATGTTAAACGAGTTAAATTATTAAAGCTTCACTGAACTATTGTTCACTTATATTATTAGCATAATATTGACTTTCCTGCAATATCCTGCGGTATACTCTTAGCTCTGCTCTGACTTCAATATCTTCTTCTTCTTCTAACTTATCACGAAGCTTCTCAACTTCAGATATCATCAACTCTTTTACAGCATTGAATTCGGGAGTTCTTAAAGCACTCGCCCAGATACCAAGCTTCCTCTCTTGTTCCTTTTGATAATCGATTTGATCCATACGGGTTATTGTTATTGAATAGCATTCTGCGCTTCACCTGCAAATTTAAGAATGTTGTTTCGAGTTTGTGGGTCCATTTGTTCAAACTCAGGACTTGTACTCATTAGTCTAAATCCTTCGATGATCTCTTCTGGATTATCTCTGTCAGTTAGTTCAGTATTTTTTCCTTCAGCTGCTTCCATAATACGATTAATGATAGCTTCATCAGGTGCACCTTCATCGACTGGAGCTCCACCTTCTTGAGGTTGACCTTCTGCTTGTTCTTGAACTTGAGCAAAGAATTCTTCAGGGTTCTTAACTTGGTAAGAATCAAGGAACTTCTCAATGAGAGGCTTAACTTCAAGAATACCAGCTTGAGCGAATGGTGTAAGTTGTCCAAGGAAGATAGCAGCTTCTTCTCTTTCTTTAAGATTAAGTTGTACACTTGTAGATCCTGGATCAATCATAAGATCAAAAGGGAAATCAAATTCTTCTAGATCAAACTTCACAGCTTCTCCACCGATTACTTGATTAATTACTGATTCATCTTGAAACGCTAAGTTGTTTTGTACAATCATTTCTCCAGCTCTAGCGAGTCCTATCTCTAGATTTTCTAGTACAGCATCGATTCTAAGATTACTTTGAGCAAACAGTATTCGACTTCCAGTAGCAGTATCATTGAATCCACTTGCTTGATCTTGAGTAAAGTTGTTAATACCAGTTATGGTTTGCATGTCAACTTCCATCTGCTCAGTTTCTCTATAACTATTCTGAGTTACATTAGGAACTTGTACAGGAGTTACAGCTTGAGCTCCACCTTGAGCTACCATTACATCTGTATTTATATCTTTGAACTGATCAATGTCAATGTTCCCTACAGTTGGATCAATAATGTATCTTCCTTTAATTGCTTTAAGTACATTATCAAGTCTCATATTTCTAGTATGCATGAACTCATCTTGAAGTCCTGCTAGCATTCTAGTAATTCCAATACCGTAAGCTTCACCTGGAATCTCTTGGTAATTAAATTTAACAACTGGATATTTTCTATGTGGGAAAGGATTGATAGTATTTCTACCAATTACTTTTAGATCAATAGAAACAAGTTGAATTGGTTCACCATCATCATTTTGTCCGTAGTAGTAATAAAGATCATTAGATCTACCTACTGGTTGTTTATCAGCATCATTGAATTCTTGTTCTTCAAACTTCTGAGATATCTTATTAGCTGCATCATCAGTTGTTCTTTCAGTTCTTTTCTTAGTATCAAGAATACTATCATCATCGATTTTATCAAGGTTCTTAAATCCAAGACGCTCCAACTCAGCTTTGCTAACTCCTCTACGAACATGCATGAAGAAAGGAGAGTCTTGAACATCAGCGTATCTATAATCAGTATATACATCAAAGATATCTAGAACACATGCCTTGTTCATTCCAACAGTACCGACTTTTTCATTCTCCATTTTCTTTCTATTCCACAACCATTGATCTTTTTCATCCCATTCGACAAGCATAAATGCCGTTCCATATACTGCCATATTTTGAGCAATCTCTCTTACTCTTGTTTTCATCTGTATTCTTTTCCATTCGAACTTAATATAGTCTTTCAGTGAATCAACCTTAGTAGAATCAACTGAACCATTTCTTGGATTAACCACAAATCTAGGATTGTTACCTACAAGTCGAGGCATCATATTCCATATAGTTTCATAGATCTTAGGAATGAATACTTTGTGAAGAGTATTAGTTGGGACATTACGTTGACTATTAAAGACATAAGTCCTTTCATAATCATCTAGCCATTGTTCTCTTTTACTTGAAAGATCGGTATTAGATTGTTCACGAGCATTACGTATAATTGTAAGTGCATCTTGATCTAAAATACCTGTCGGGGATTCTTTGAAATCTGCCATTATGATTTTGTTAGATGATTCCCACCTCCTTCGTACCTAGGGAATGCAAGTTGTAAAATATATGCTAAAGCATCGATTATATCATCATGCTTACCATAAGGGAAATTGTTGAGTTGGTCTAGGATATTCTCTTTTCCTTTGACACGTTTCGTTAATCTCCTTGCTATATGTATCTTACCCAATTGCACAAGAGGTTGCAAACCCATAATCCTTTCATACTTCTTCTGATCGGCTTTAAGTTCATGGATCATAAAGAAATGCTGAAACTCTCTCATCTTATCTTCGATAGCATACTTCATAGATTTCTGGAACCCAACAGTTTCAAGTCCATACTTCATAGGTTTATATTTCATATGCAATTCAAAGAGTTCTTTAATAGATTGATCTGGTAAAACCTTTCCGTTAAAGAAATCTAAGATCCATAAGTTGTTCTTATTATCCACTCCGACAACTATATGAACAGTTTCATCAGCTGATTTCTTTTCACTGATAGCTAAGTCAGAAGTCATAAAGATATTCATCTGTGCTAATACAGGATTATCAATAAACAATTCGATCTTAGATATGTCAAACATCTTATCGTGTTTATCAATAACGTTTAACATCTGAGAACTAAAAGCAATAGTACCTAGATCATTTTGTTTACCACCTTCACCGTATAACCATTCTTGTCCGTCAGCATCATCTTTATGTGGAACGAATCTAGCGGGCCATTGTATTTTATCATCAAAGATTACAGGAATATTCATATACTGCCAGCCTTCACCTTCGAATTCACCGAATCCTTTTCTAACTATCTCAGGATGAACACCGATCTTTTCTTCAATCCTTGGAATAATTCCATCTTGTCTAACACGATTACCTAGGAATAGAATATTAGAATCTTGTGATACACCGGCTAGTAGTTCAGACGTGAACCATTCCCAGTTTTTGTCTATTACATCCTTGTTTTCAACAGCTTTGAGAACATCAACATCATCAAGTAACCAGAAGTCTGGTCGGAATTCCCCATCTGGTGCACCATACAGAAGACCACGAGGAGACTCTCCAATTGAGAATGCCATACATTTTACGTCGTTTGTTGTAATAAATTCTCCAATGGTCTTTTTAGTCGATTGTTTATGTTTATCCTGCGTCTTTTCTTGGTAGAACAGTTCACCGAAATCTTGACGAAGCAGTCTATTAGTTTGAAGTTGTACAACGATATCGAATAGTTTGGCCCTAGCAGTTTTCTTATCGTAACAACATAGTACTTGAAACCGTTTCTTCTTATACACAATGTTCTGAATATACTTCATCTTAGCGTATACAGTTTTACCTGATTCACGAAACATAAGAAGAAGTACACGTTTAAACGATTGATCATCTAAAAGCTTTGCCATCTTATAATGGAAATCAGCAGGTGATCTAGTAAAGATTTGTGGGAAATAGTATACAGCAAAGAGAAATAATGATTTTTCTCCTGCAAGTTTACGTTTGATTGGACACCTGAATAACTCTAAGAGCTTTTCTTTATTCATTTGTTCTTAAGGTATTTAAACCAACCTGAAAATCTCAGAAGCATCCTAAGAGCCTGACTTTTAGTCTTCACTCCTAAGACACTTTTTGCATTAGTTAAAGTATCATAGTCGTACTTATCTAGTATTACGGTAAAACGTTTCATTATAAAATGGCTTTAATATCATCTTCATGTACTATAAAGTATTCTTCTCCTTCTACTTTCACTGGTTCACTCCATCCTAGGAAGATAATCTTATCTCCTTCATTAATATGATCAAGACTAGAATGAGATACAGTACCTATCTTTTGTCTATCGTGTTTAACCATTGAAGGAATTACTATCCCTCCCTTAGTTTCAGTTTCGACTTGAGCTTTAACAGCTACGTTTGGATAAATCATTTTCATATTAGATGTATTTATTGAATAATTTAAGTTCAGTTCCGTATTCATTGGTCTTCCTTTAGCCATTATAGTTTGTTATGTGATTTAACTTTTCTTCTCTCTTCTCTGAAATCTTTTTCTGTATACGAATCACCATATATCAATCTTAATAAATATTTACTCATAAATTCTTCACGTGGTATGTATTTCATATTAGAGATGTTATTTAGTAATTACACATTGAGTATTATATCTGAGTAAATATCTTTGATTATCACCGACGGTAAAAGCACCACAAACTTCTTTTGAATATTTAATTACATACACATCTTCCTTATTCAAGTAGCCTACATTATCAACCTTGGTAAGTTTGATAGTGTCTCCCAGACAAATCCCACAACCATGATTATCTAATTTACCCGTATAAGTTTGCTCTTCTAATCCTTCATTATTCATATTTTCATATAGTTATTTATTCTTTATATTCTTCAATCCAAGCACGAAATTTAATACACCTCATAATAGTTTTGTTATAGCATTTCGTTGATTACTTTTTCAACATAGTTTCTATCTTCTTCTGATACGATACTTACTTCAGCTTTAGTTTCATTCTCTGTTTTCTTCCTTAGATTCCATTCATCAAATTTACGTTCCATAATCCATGCATACTTCACCCAAGTTTGCTTTTCTCCTTCCAAAGAATTGATCATATTTCGCTTCTGTCCACGGAAAGCCTTTTTATAGAAGGCGAAAAACGTATCCAATCTTTCATCATTTTCCTTTAGATTTCCATGTTTCCAATCTTTCCATGAACGTAATGACACTTGTTCTTTTTCTGGCAATCTATCATTGATTTCTTCTATTAAGTCTATATCTGTTAAGGCTCTAATATTGAGTCCATCAGATAGAACTTCTTCCATTACTTTAAGAAAGTTATCGGTAAGTTTAGTTGGTCTACCTTTTGCTGCCATAATGTATTGTTAGTATCTGTAAGTAAAGATATCGCTTGAGCTTATAACGTCAGAGTATATACGTAAGACTTGTTGCATCTTACCTTTAGTATACTGGTGAAGTTGTAACATGTTCAAGTTTTGATTCTTATCGTATAATCCTAGTTCTTTGGTAGTAGATCTGAAATAGTCTATAGCTTGAGGTTCTAAGTCTGATGCTTCCATTAAGTTAGATAGAGTATCAATGTAGTCTGATATGAGGATATCGGTAGTTTCACCTTTACTTTCTTTAAGTTCTTTAATAGGTGTATATATATTTTTATGAGTCATTTTGTATGGGGTTATAGTTATTAAGATGGAATTCTGGTTCTACTTCACCAGTAGATTGTAGTTCTTGTTTAGCTATATGAGTAGCAATGCAACAAGGAATATCTTTAATCGCTTCACACTCCGGGCAGCTAATAGTACAAATGTTTAGTTGTTAATTTTAGAAATGAGACTGAATAAGTCATCTAGGTTTTTTTCTTTATCGTTACGTGTACCGAATATTTCTTTGAATCCTTTAGGTAGTTGGCTCATCTTTGTTTGCGGTTAGTTTTTTATAACGAGTTTGTAGTGCTAGTAGTGTACCACGTGAAGCAGATACTTCTGACCAGTCATCTATGAGAGAAGGGATATCTGATCTAACACCTAGCTCTCTTAGAACCTTTGATAGTTCTCTTTTAACTTCTATGTCAATTTCTTTCATAGTCCTTTGTTATTGTTATCGCTATTACCAATTATATCATTTACTTTCTGTAAGAGTTTTACAAGTAGTCCTACTATTCCTGCTACTAATCCAAATATAAGTTCCCATACACTATCGAAGTTTTGAACAACGAATATGAGAAAAGCTACACCAACTAGTAAACCGACAATTAACCAGATAAGAGCAAACATTAGTAGAGTTCGTTATTGATAGCAGTAAGGTATGAGACAGCATTCTTCAAAACATCTTGATGGATTAGTACATTGGAAAGTCTATCTCTTTCATTGAAGAATAATACTCTAACTTCAATTATCATCTCGCGATCTTCAGTGTTTAAATCTTTAGATAGTAGATCTTCTAATCTTTTTAAGTTCTTATTACAAGTTTGAATGCCTTTTATTATTCCAGTATAATTCATATTATCCATATTAATTATTGTTAGTATTAATAATTCCCATTATCTTTGATTATATCCTTATCTGACAGAGGATCACATATATCTTTTCGTAAAGATCTAAGCTTATGATATATAGTTTCAAGTATATCTCTTTGAGATTGTATTATATCAAACTTTTCTTCAAGACTAGATGCAGACCTTAATAAGAAGTTTGTCTGAAGTAACATGTCATTTAGATCTATTATCTCATTGATCTTTTTAATTTTCATGGCATCTTGTTAAGGATTTGAGATGTTAAGCTGAATATTTTAAATGATATTCAGCTTAACTGTAAATGGGAGAAACTTTTCAGATTATTCTATCCAATGAAATCTTGCATAAAATCTGTAAGATTTTGGAATGAATAGTCTACGATTTCTTCTCTACCTACGATATCATCGTAAGTGAACATTTCTCTTCCTAGTTGTTCTTGCATGTAAAACCTCTTGTTTTGTTTTGAACATTGATTAACTTTCTTACCTGAAAGATTAATCCCTCCGAACTATTATACAGATTAATTATAATAAATCAAGTCTTTTATTATCATTTCAATATACTAAAACAATCTTCACAGTAGTAGCAATGTTTAAGTTTATATAGTTCTTTAAAGCGTTTTCTACACATCCAACATTGCTTCATACGTATAAATTTTTTCTTAGGTTTAGTAGTATTTTCAGGTAAATCAAATAGGTTTATAGTGATTTGTTACTTATTGCGCAATAAGAATCCATACTACCAGCAGGTTCTTCAGTGAGGGTACAAATATAGTTTTTGTAATAAGGGCATATATTGCATCTATTGATATCATTAGGATAATATTTATCCCTATATTTAAATCCAGGTATTTTGCTTTCTATTTCTTCTACTATTGTTTTCATAATAATTCGTTAGAAATTAGTTTTAAGAGATATTCTTCAATATACTCTCTTTTGAAAGAAACTGTATTTTGTATATGAAAGTCTGAGTTTTCATCAGATACCATATTTACAAAGTTATCCATAGTTAATGGTCTTTTATATTTCTTCTTCATAGAGGTTTATTATAGTAATCAATATTTAATTCATGTTGGACTAATTCTAAGTGATAAGCATGATCATCATCATGTACAACTATTCCATTCTCATAGACTTCTCTACAAGTATCACACTTACAAGAAGTCTCTTTTCTATATATTCTTTTTCCTATACGATCTATAAACCAATCTAAACTATACTTCATATATTAAGTTAAATAGTACAGTATTCTCTTATTGTATATTACTAGCCTTAGACTATATCTTAGGTGCAAGAGTAGCTTTAATCCGTCTTATATGAAGAAAGCTAAAAGAAATAATAAGTAATACTAAGCAGGACTACAAGAATGAATTTCTTAAAGACCTAATTACTATTACCTATTCGTGATGTCAAAGTACAAACTCCATATATGTTAGCCTTGAGACTTATAGTGCTCAGTATGCTGGTGAGTTGTAAGGATTATCCGCCCAGAGGTTTCCCTCTGCGTCTATACATCAACACGTTCCTTACATTCGCTTACGTGCTTTCGTTGTCTAGATGTATGACTATACCAGTTATTCACTGGACCAGCCACACAGAGAGCATAGTGTGGCCGGTTCAAAGAATATAAATTAAGAATGATTTGGATGATATCCATAAAAATCCTATGTGTAAAGCGATAGATGAATGTATGCGATGCGATTTCTCTCGCAAACTATCACCCTACACATAGGATTCTAATTGCACACATTCAAATAAACGATAGCAAATAATTAAAATAAATGCAAGCACAAAGACCTTTACGTATCAATAAAGGCCTCTATGAGAGCGAAAACATTATACTCTGTTAATCTTACATCTACAAACTTGCACATACTCTGTATTACAATCTATGCAATATTGATAATGTTGCTTAGGTTTCTTTTTAATTGACTTATCTTCCTTATCTCTTTTAACTATAGTTTTTAAGAGTACATGAACTTCTTTGAGACGATTATTAATATAATCAATCTCCTCTGGTAGTATTTTCATCTGATTTGTTAACTGGTAATACATCAACCCAATACTTGTCTATTTCTATAGCTCTATAGTAGTGTCTAAGCATGTTGATTTGTTGTTCAACCCATACAGGATTGTAGCTTTTAGACTTTTCAGAAAGCCATATATAGTCAAAAGCATCGGACTGATAGTGTAAGCATTTAAATGATCCTTCAAATTTGTACATAATTATTGGTTATAGATATCAACGATAGATCGACTTTTAACTATAACGTCTTTATATTTCTTCTTTAATTCTATTGCATTTGAATCGAAGAATGGTATACAGATGTCATCATAGTACTCGTAGTTTTTAACTTCCTTTTGTTTCTCTCCGTTAGAACAAAGACAAGTCATTGTATGTTTATATATAGTTTCTTTCATAGTATGTTATTAATGATTAAATTTTTTTCCATTTACCATCAGTAAACTCTCCGAAATGCTCTCTGATGGATTTTTTTAGTTTATCTGCACTAAGGCCAGCTCGTTCAGGCCAAGATGTAGTCTTAAGGAAATTGAAAAGGTCGACCATGTAATAAGGTTCATTAGGATTGAACGCATCTTTTATAGCTTTGGTGACTACAGCGTCAGCAAGTGCTCTATAATTATAATCGATTGTATTAGATACTGCCATTTCATCTTGTAATTCAGGCATCTTTATTTGTTATTTGTTAGTAGATCACGTATATTAATTTTGCGGGTTATTCCGCTTCACCTCCTTCGTCGAGCTCTACTTCGGTAGGGCTCTTCGTCATATTATTTTTGTTTTTTAATTATTAGTATTTGTAAACTTTTTTAACCTTGCTTTCGCGGAAGATAAACTTGAACATTTTTTTGGCTTCTGACAGAGAATCTGCGATTATATTTTCTTTGACGTACCCTTTGTTAAGTTTAATTACTGCTGTATATGTATTCATGTTATAAGGTTAGAGAAATAATAATTGTACCTACCACAGAAAGTGTAACGATATATATATCAGCTAGGATATATGCTCTGCTACATAATTTATGAGTGGTCAGGTAATAATGATATGCGATCATTGAGATATAGAATATAAATAGTATTAAAAATTTCATTTTGTTTTTATTAGTAGATAATATTTAGTATACCAGCAATACTGGTTCCATATAAAATTCCAAACACAATGGTTTCACCCCAATTAAAATTGAATTTATAAACTGCCAAGTAAGCTGGGATTACCATAACGATTGAAAGAAGAATAAATTTCATTTTGTTTTGTTAAATTTTAAACTGCATATTGTAAGCCTCTTCAGCTTCGCACTCACATTGATATTCATAGTTTTCTAAATCCTCAATGTAAGCAAGTATTTTCATATAAGTCTTTACATCATCCGCATCTTCTAGCATTGCATATAAATATTCTAGGATATATTCTGCTGCCTCCTTAGATTCTGGGTAATATGTATTCATGATTAATTATTATTGTTTTTAAAAGCTTTTTGTCTTGTGTATTCATTTATCTGTGAGAAAGTCATATCTTTGATACGTGCTTCCTCGAAAGCTCTTACTGCTCTATTATATTCCTCCTGTATGTCATTGGAGTCAATAGAGTGCTCATTGAGTATTGTCATAATTGTTTGTTAATTGGTAAAGCACATGTATATTAACATAGACTGTACAGTTATACAACCCCCTTTTGAGTAATTAACTTGTTCAACATTTCTATACCTATATTATATATACAGAAATATGTACATAATAATTACTATTGACATCTGTACAGTTCTTTGCTAGAATGATTTCGATATCAAATAATTATTAATATGAAAATTAAAAGCATTAAAGGAGTTGAACAGTTTCGAAAAGATTTCAATTCTAAGATTGAAACAACCATAGTCACTTACCAAGGAAATATTCATGGAATATATCTCACTGGTAATGATATGAAGGAAATAAAATTATCTACTAACAAATAATAATGGATGAATTAAAAGAGATAATGGATATGTTTGATGAGCTCAAACTTCCTATGCCATTTAAGACTAGACCAGGTAAAGGTGGTAGTGGGCATCTTAAATATATAGATGCACGACAGGTAATGGATAAGTTCGATGATGTTGTTGGGCCAGAGAACTGGAGTGACAGCTACAAAGAAGTAAAAGGAAATGTTTACTGTACTATCTCTATCAAGGTTGAAGAGGAGTGGGTAAGCAAGAGTGACTGTGGAACAGAAAGTAATTTTGAAGCAGAGAAAGGAGAAGCAAGCGATGCTTTTAAAAGAGGAGCAGTTAAGTGGGGGATTGGTAGATTCCTATATGAAGATACTCCAGTTAAGGAGAATTCGGCTTCACAGTCAATTATAAAGTGTAAAGGCTGTGGCAAGACGTTAAGCACATTTATATTCAAAAAGTATGATGGTAAAAACTTCAATATATATCAATGTGATACATGTAAAAATGATGCTGGATACCCTTTGCCATATTGGGATGAAATCAAATAATAAATAAATATGTTAACACAAAAACATCTTAAAGAGATACTTGATTACGATAAGGAGACAGGACTCTTTACTTGGAAGGTGAAGAAAAGCAAAAAGATAAAAGCTGGAAAAATTGCTGGAACTTTAAACAACAGAGGTTACACGGTTATTACAATAGATGAAAAGAAATATTCAGCTCACAGGCTAGCTTTTCTTTACGAGTATATGAGATTCCCGGAAGAAATTGATCATATTAATCATGACAAGCTTGATAATAGAATTTGTAATTTAAAAGAAGTTAGTCATAAAGAAAATTTAAAAAACCAGCCCATGCGTAAAAATAATACATCAGGTGTAAGTGGGGTGTGTTGGAAAAAAGACTGTGAAAAATGGGTAGTCCAAATATCGGCTAATGGGAAAAATAAAACCATTGGATGTTTCACATGTATAAACGAAGCAAAACAAGCAAGAGAAGAGGCGAAGATCAAATATGGTTATCATCCAAATCATTCTTAACAAACTATCATAATTAAATTACCAGCAATTCTTACCGGTTTCAGTTCAAAGACAGATGGTTCATCTAGTATTAGATTCAATACTCAAGAACTATCAGATAGTGAATTCCTTGAAATAAAGCAACACCATAATTTGTATGGATGGCTACTGTTTCAAGAGAGTCACGATTTAAGGGCTCCTAAGGAAGAAGTACCAGATATGACGAAAAGTCCAGCTAAAAGATTAAGGAACGTCCTCTATCGTTTATACGAACAGAGGGAACATGACGGCAGTTTTGATTCATATTATTCGGTTCAAATGGAGAAGCTTATAAATATGGTCAAATCAAAGTTAGATTAATTTATCAATTATTAACACATTTTTATGCAAAAGTTTATTTTAACAGTTATAGTCTTCAGTTTATTCATTACTCCTACTATGGCGTTTGCTTTCACAGCGCAATCCTTAGATTACCAAAGGGAATGCAGCAAGCTTAAATATTGGAACAATACCACTGAGTCAGTATCAGTTTATACAGGTAAGGAAGAAAACTTCGTACTTGCATATGGAGAAGAAGTTCCATATATAAACAGAGGATCATGTTGGGAATCAACAACTTCAGCTTTGGTTGATGGACATCACGTTCGTGTTGCTGCTGCAACTCCAGAACAAAAGCAACGTAATAGAGATGAGGAACAAGCTATACTACGTGATGGTGTAGATAAAGAAGTTTATAGAAAAGCTCAGATAGAAGAGATGCTTGGTATGACTCTAGAAGAATTTCTTATTCAATAACATAACTTATGAAATTACCAATACCAAAGTATAAGATAGGTGACATAGTTATTCTAGATATGCTCGATGAACCTTGTTCACGATACAGACAATGTAGAATTGTTTCATCTTATTCTACAACAGCAAATGTGTGTACATCTGATAGATTTTGGATTTATGTCTACGAACAGTTGATTGTTGATATAGCTTGTGGTGAAATCCAAAATCCTGATTGTGAATATTATGAAACTACTGAAGAGGAAATCTTATATAAACTTTAACCAATAACCTATGAAAAATATAAACTATTTCAATTTGATTCTATTTATTATCTTCTGTGGAGGCTGTTCATTTCTCCTATTTAAGATAGTAGAAGCAACAATACTTGCGCTTAATGCTGCAATAATTATTCAATAACCTTTTAAAATGACAGAAGATAAAATAAGGGCAACTTTTAAAGAATACGTTACAAGAAGTTCATGTATTAAGTATAGCCATAATAAATTTTATGACTTAGCTGTTGGAACCTTGGTTAAGATAAGGAAAACTAAAAATTATAATTCTCATTATAGAATTATTGGCCCCAATGATCTTATTTTTAAATGCGTTAATTATACAAAAAATGGATGGAATCATATCATAGCAGATCCTAACTATAAAAAATTTAGAAAAAGCTATTGGTACCATGATCAGAATAAAAAACACCTGATGTATATAGATAAAATAATAGGCCAACCAATAACCATTGGTAAAATAATTGGATTATTACCTATGAACACGAGAACTGAGATAGTTAATTTTACGTATAAGATAAAGATAAAACAAAATAGATTTTCAAGTTCTGCCACTGAAATAGAATGTTTTAAAAAAGAAAAAAACAGAAAGAGTTTGTGCAAACTTTTAGAAGGATTCTATGTTTATGGTGCTTCAAATAAGGTTGCTGTGTTTAAAGATAAAAATAATGAACCAATTTGTTGTTGGCAATTGAGTCGCTATGGCTTAGAACAACATGATTGTGATCAACCGCTTGATACTATTAAAAAACTTTATAATTTATTAATAACAATTTAAAATGAATAAATCTACAAAAATAAAAATATTAATCTCAGGATTATTTATAATCCTACTAACATCAATCGTAGTAAACGGAATATATATCAACAGTTACGAATATCTTGAAAATAAATACTTTGAGATTCAAAAAGAATATGAAAAAGCAAAAGAAGATTTATTGCTTAAAAAATTAGAGATAGCTAATGAATGTCTAGCTGCCCTGGATGAATTTGATCAAGAGAAATATAATAAATGTAAGTATGGGAAAGAGGGAGTTAAACAAGTAACTGAAAGATTATATGAATCGTTTCCTGAAAAATATGATGATTGGAAACCTAGATATGATCTACCTCAAGATTTATTCTATACTTTTTTAAAAGAAGATAGCCCAGTAATATCTCAAGCAGCAAAAGATCACTATAAAAGAAACGGATTACTAGCCGTAGACGTAGCATCGAATGGAAAACCATTGACTCAATATGCTCCAGATATTTATAATGAAGAAAAAGAATGGACAGTAAAACATATCAATCACCCAACATCTACAGGTAAAACACTCGAATTAATTATAGAAGAAGATAAGAAGGTCTTAATAGGCCATGTAAGAGACTATTTAGCGGAAGATGACTCAAAGGTTCATACAGGTGACCCTGTAGCTGTAACTGGTGGGACCGAGGATGATGAGGGGGTGTCTACGGGTTACCATGCACATATTGAGTATTATTTCTGGGATAAGGATAAAGATGCTTGGGTAATATTTGAATATAAGTTAGGAGAAAGTAATCTACATATAGTGTGGACAGAATCCGCTATGGAAGCAAAAGAGAGATCAGACAACAATTTGTGGATTATATCTTCATATTATACACCAGTAAAAGGACAATCTAGTTATTATAACGGATCATATGAAAAAGATTTTGAAGTAAATTGTCATGGGAATTGTCTATCACCAGCAGATGGAGGAAAGTTATTGACGCAAAAAGATAAATACCAGATCGTTGCTTGTCCAAAAGTATATCCATTAGGTACCAAATTTAGAATAACTCTACCAGATGATCATCCAGAATACCCAAATAAAACATGGATCGTAACATGTAGAGATAGGGGAGGAGCAATCAAGATGTCAGATACTAATAAGAAAGGACAGAATCAGATTGATCTATGGTCTGGAATTGGTCAAATAGATGGCCCTCATCCATGGATAGGAGAAATGAGTACAAACAAAGCTAATGTCGAAGTAATAAATCATTTAACTTTATAGCATGAGAGAGATAAAATACATTGTAATCCATCATAGTGTCACTCCACGTGATTTAGATTTGGAAAAAAGTTTAAATTCTTTTAATAATAGTCATAAGGTTAGGCTTACTGATAAATTCAATCAGCCATTAAGTGGGACTAAATGGGATCATATAGCATATCACTATGTAATAGGAGGAAGTGGCACTATAGCCTCAACTAGAAATCACGATATTGTTGGTTATCATGCTGGTAATTTAAAGGTAAATAAAGAATCATTAGGGATATGCTTGAATGGGCACTTTGACAAAGAAAAACCATCAGAAAAACAATTAGATACATTATCACATTTAATAAGAGTGTTGAAAGAAGAATATCCTAAAGCAAAAGTAATTGGGCATAGAGATGTTGCGGGCGTTAAAAAATCTTGTCCTGGAAAGAACTTTACTGATAATATGATACAAAGATTTAATAGCTTAGGTAGTGAAATTGAAAATAAATCTGATAATATAATAAGTGAGATAGAACTTCTTCAAGATGGAATAGGATTTACAAAACAAAGTAAAGCAGATTGTGTTCCATATTCTATTATGATGGGTGCAATAATAAGGATGTGTCTTAAAAAGCCTGAACTTATAGATAAACTCAAGGTTGATGAAACATTCCCTAAGAGATTCAGAGAAGCTATTGGGCGTCCAAAGGGAGCACTAAATCTTGGAGGAGCTATAGAGAAACTTAAGAAGAATGACACGACATTAGAGATATATTGTGGTGATTATACGTTAGCATTAAAACCTAACGGAGGATTGGTTAAGCTTAACAATAATCAAGAAGCTTATGAGAAGTATATTAAAATGGGACGACCTATAGTTGTATCAATGACATATCATTTCTTTGACAAATATGGAATCAATGCTAAGCAGTATGAATCTCCACATATGCCATATAAACATAACGGTTTACTAGTAGGTATATATCCTAATAAGAGACATATTCAGAAGATAGATAGAGGGAAGGGTAAGATACAGCAGAGGATAACTAAAGGACTTGCGTTATGGTTAGACACTACAAATAAAACTTCTTATTCAGAAGATTTACCTATGGGAGTGAAGGGGATGCCTACACAGTTTATGTCTTACAAAGGCAACTTAGTTGAAGATGGTATATGGGAAGCGTTCAGTGTTAATCCAACATTAATCGACTAGCATGAAAAAGCATGTTAAAAATTATTTCAAGTATTACGGATACGGTGAGCAAGATGTGATTCTCTGTGAGAGTTGTACTATGCCAGCTAATAGTCTACATCATCTTGTGTTCCGTTCACATGGCGGGTCAGACGAACCAGAAAATATTTTAGCTTTATGTCAAATTTGCCATGACCGCAGCCACTTTAAAAAGAAGCCTTATCTTACATTTGAACAGCTGAAAGAAATACATTCTAAATTTTATCCATGAAAATAGATATCTCTCCTCTCAGTATTAACAAGGCTTTTAAAGGTCGTAGATTTAAAACGCCTGAGTATAAACAATTTGAAGAAGAATTTTGGTATAGACTTCCTAACGATTTTAAAGTACCTGAAGGCAAACTACAGTTATGGATTGTATTTGGCACAAGTTCAAAACTTTCCGATACAGATAATTTTCTTAAACTGTCAATTGATGTATTACAGAAGAAATACAATTTCAACGATAGAAGAATATTCAGAATATTAGCTGATAAACATATAACAAAAAAGGGAGAAGAATTTATATCCTTTCAATTTTATAAATTAACTGACAAATTCAAATGATAAACAAAATAAAATACTGTGACATTCCAGATGACATTAGAATATTACACGACATAAACCTTAGACTAAAAGCTTCCGTGAGAGAGAATGTAGAGAAAGATATACAAAAGTACAGCAAACTAAAGCTAGATCTTATAGAGAAATATAAAGGCAAGTATCAGTACAAAGAAGATTTTGCTTATAAAATGGTATCATTCTACAAAGATAAACAAAAGATAGGTTCCTTTCATTATATCTAGGCCTTCTTCTTAAAGACTTTATTAGCTTCATCTCCAAAGAAATTTGGGAAGTATAGCTGAAATATAGTTTTAATTATTGATCTTACAGCTACTAGCATGAGACCAGAGAATATCATGTTCCAGAAACTCATATCAAAAAGTTGATCTTCATTAATAGATGCAAGTGCTTGTAGATACGCATATCCTTCGATTGACATATCAGCTATAAAACCTGATATAAAAGTCTGGATGTGCGTTCTATGTTTCTTTAAGAACTTCTTCAACTCCTTTGGGCCGAAATATTTTCTTATTGTCTTGGTCATGTTTATTTATTATTGAATATAACGAGAATTGGGCCTAACGCGATCTTGTCCTTTTAGTCCTTCTTAACTTTGACTTTGTTTTGTCTGCTTTCTCAAGCTTTCTAATGCCAAACTCTTCTGCGATC